TCCCACACATCGGAATCGCCTGCCCCGCCGATTGCCCACGGGCAGTCAGGGTGATGTCCAGTAACTTGGCAGCCTTCTTCGCGTCTTCATAGAAGATCTCGTAGAAGTCGCCCATGCGATAGAACATCAGCTGGTCGGGGTGCTGGTTCTTCAGGCGCCAGTACTGCTGCATCATCGGCGTGTGACTGGATAAGTCAGAAATTGCTTTATTCATCAGTGGCTTAGCGTTATTTGTTCAAAGGCGTGGGGCAAAAATGGGGCGTTTCATCTTTTGAAAAGTCAATGAACACCAAGGTGCCGGCACGGTTGGAAATGTGCCGTGAGGTTACCATAGGGCGAGGTTGCGCTCACTCTTGGATGGCCGGCAAAGGATGGTCAAAAATATGGCCGTGTGCTATCTAGAATGAAATTTATTGATCCTGCCAGGCACAAAAATGAGAGAAGCTTTTTCGGAGCATTTTGTAGGGGAGCCGGAGCGCCAAACAAAGCTTTGGGCGGACTGCATTTTTGTGCTGGATACGAATGTATTGCTTGACCTTTACAGGTTTTCCGATTCAGCAAGGGAGGCTCTATTTAAAGTAATGGAATCTTTGGGGGAGCGCCTTTGGATTCCATATCAAGTGGCAACAGAATACTTTGACAACCGCTTAGGTGTAATCGAGGAGCAATCCGAGGCCTATGCTAAGTCGATCTCTGGATTGAAAGTCGCGAAAGAGAAATTTAACTCTGGCTCGAGGCATCCCTTCGTTTCTGATCAAGTTTTCAACCAGTTTATTTCTTCCTATGATCTTATGATTAAAGAATTAGAGGATAAGCAGAAAACTTATCTGTCGTTCGTTGGTGATGATGTCATAAAGGCAAAAATCGGTACTCTTTTAAATGGTCGGGTTGGTGAGCCATATTCCGAAGAGCGGTTACAGGAAGTAGCTGTCGAGGGTGAAAAAAGATACCTGGAAAATATACCGCCTGGATTTCAAGATGGCGGGAAAATGCCTGAGGCTACGACTAAAAAGCTTAAGCTCAAAAAATTTGGTGACCTCATCCTTTGGCGGCAAGTAATTGATAAGGCAACGGCCGCTAATAAACCAGTTATTTTAGTAACTGGCGAAAAAAAGGATGATTGGTGGCTAAAGTCTAATAAACGTTTGGTGAGCGCGTTGCCTACTCTAACTAAAGAGTTTGTGGATGCGGTAAAGCAAGATTTTTATCTTTATGCTACAGATAGGTTTTTGCTAAAGGCTAATGATTATCTGAAGCAAAGCACTTCAGAAGTTGTTGTAGAAGAAGTTAGAGCGATCAATAAGGCAGATGCAGAGCGAAAAGATGATTTGGATAGTGCGATATTCGATAATGCCATGAATTTTGCTTGGCCTATGGCTGCTGGAGTTGTTACGCAGGATGGCAGGCGTGCGAAAAATGTATGGGCTGGGAAGTTGGAGGATCCTGCATGGGCTTTGAACGAAGGTGAACTGGCGCGGCACTCCGACCTTCAATGGATGTTGCAACAGCGGGAAGAGGCTCAAGAGAGAGTTGATCAGGCACGAATGCGGTTAGATAGTCTATTGTTGGAGCGTGAGAGTCTGACTGATACTCAACGAGAATTACTTGCTGTCGGTGAAGCGTCGGGAGATGCAAGGTTTGACGAATGTAACAATCGGTTGTTGCTAGTAGGCCATCTGATCGATCTGCAAAAGCATGAGTATTCAACTCACCGGGCTCACCTGCGAGCGGTTGTAGCGCGCCAGCGAGACCTGTTAAGACATAGTGTGGGCGAATAGTTTTTCTATATTTTTTTAATATTCAGTTCTGACCAGATTTTATTAAGTTCCGCTGGGGATTCATCGTCCATCCATTTTGCATAGACCTCAACAAGCATGGTGAAGTCTTTATGTCCCATCTGCTTGGCGATGAATGCAAGGTTTCCGCGAGCGGTTAGACACCAGCAGGCGTAGGTGTGTCGAGTCTGATATGGCCGGCGCGGGCGTATCCCTGAACGTTTTTGAATAGCCACCCACTTTGTATTCCACGACGTGGGGATAAACCAATGGTTGATGATTTTCTTTCGGGCTTGCGTTGTTGGTGATAACAGCGGGGTTACTGTTTCTAAACGGCTCTCGTGGCGATTCATGTACACCTCGATAGTGAGTGGTCCGTGATCGGCCACAAGTCCCATCAGAATTTTGCAAGCATTGACTGCGGGCGGCATGAGAAGTACAGCCCGAGGTTTTCCTGTCTTGGGTACTTTGAATGTACCATCCGCCGTGATTGCCCTGGTGATGTTGATCTGTCCGGCGACTAGATCGATATCTTCGACTGCCAGCGCGCACATCTCACCCGGACGAAGACCGGTATAAACCGCAAGGGTTATCGCTGCTGAGTCCTGTGGGTGGAGGCAGCCTTTGCTGAGAAGCTGTTCGAACTCCCCTTTGGTCAATGGGTCTGGTTCGCGTCCGATCAGTGCGAATCGGATGCAGGCGGCGGATAGACCTTTTCGGCAGTAGCTGTTGCTCTCGCACCACGCGAGGAAACCGGCGAACGTCGCGAGGTAATGGTTCGCCGTTGATGGTGCTCGGGTGGCAATCAATTGCGTCCTGAGCAGTTGGATATCCTCAGGTAAAAGGATTCCTGCCAATCGATCTGCGCCGAGTAATTCGGTGCAAATATCCAGCGCGTAACCGTATTTCTCTTCGGTCATCGGAGTGATATCGACGGCCTTCAATGGCTTGTAACGGGCCATCAGTGTGGCTAGGCGTTCGTCCTTTGTGTTGCTGTAGTTGGTCGAGTTCTTCGAGTTAGGGAAGTGGCGGGAGTAATCGAAGTGCCCTGTTTTGATCTCATGAATAATTGCCGCCCTGAGCAGGGCGGCATGTTTGATATTGGCTTTGGTTACCGGAAGGCCGAGGGATTCGCGGCAGCGGACTCGCCGCCACATGAATACGACGCGAATGTTGCCGCCGTGTAACTCGATCCCTTTGTGCTTGGCCAGCTCGGCTTCTAGGCCGCTTGCTGCGGTGCGCTCTCGGCCCACTTGTCGTACTCCGTCATGTTGATTGCAATGCGGCCGTCTGGCGTTTTGCGCCAGATCCGGCCTTGAGCCCAGGTGCCGTTCTTCACTTTGTGACGAATGGCGTCTTCGCTGTAGCCCGTAAGTTCTGAGGCGCGGTTGATCATTACCCAGCGTGGAAGGCTCATTGCTGTTGCTCCCCTGCGCGCCGTGCGATGCCCTCGGCTTGGCGCTGTTTGCTGCATTTTCGGTGGTTGCCGTGTGCCCGCGACTTGTCGCATTTGTCACAGATGACGTTCAGGTCGAGGGGCGGCATTTGTCCGCTGCGTATTCGGACTGTTCGGCGAAGGGCTGTCATGCGGCATCTTCCTGCGCTACCGGTTCCAGAAGGCTCGCCATGGCCAGAGCCTTGTCGCGGAGGGAGAGTGAATCCCGTTCAAGCTTTTTACCGGTCTTAAAGGCGCTGAAAGTTTCGGCTGCGATTCGCAGTTTTTCGGCGATCTCCAGCAAGGTCTGATGGTGCTCTTCGCTAATCTCCTTGTTGTCCTTGATTTTTTTGCATTGCCGGGCAAGTTGTTGGTGATCGGCTCGAATGAACTGAAGGGATGCTTCAAGCTCACGGATGGTTTTAGCGCTGTCCGCGAGATGAGAGTCCTTTCCTTCCTTGATGCCTTCGGTGCGACCATCGGCCAAGCCGCCTCGATAGCCGGTCCAGTAGAGCAGGGTGGCCGCAATGATGATGGTGATCAGTGCGCAGATTTGAATTGCTGTCATGTGCTGTGTACCTCGGTTGAGCCCGCCGTCGGGATCATTGGTGAGAGGCCGGCGGCGGGGTGGAACAGTGGTGGTTAGCCCAGGTTGAAGCTGCCGATGGTCAGGTTGGCGGCGCCGCCGACTTCCTGTTGAACGACATCCTTGAACTCTTGGGCCAGATCTTCGCGGAGTTGCTCTTCGCCAATCCAGCGCAGGCGGAGCAGAGGCTTGTCTCCGCCCGTGAGTACGGCAACGCGAAGGCGGATGATCTGGACCTGCAGCCCTTCGTACGGCTCAACGGTGAATAGGAACTCAGCGGGCAGGCCTTCCGAGGACTTGGCCTCGATCTGATCCATCGCTGAGCGGGATGCACTTAGGTCGCCGACGATGTGTTCGCTCTTGCGTGCTTGCTCGATGCTAATGGAGCGGATGGCGCTCGCCGCTTTGCGCAAATCAATGGGACTGTCATCGGCTGCAAGGGCCTGGAGGTTGGATGCCCAGTCTTCGATCCAGTCGCTCAGATCTTTCTGCGCGAATTGGATAGCGGCTGCTCGCTCCAGCGCGCGGAAGGCGGCGGTTTTTCTCAGGTTCAGGGTGGCGGTGAAGTCGCCGTGGCCAGGCTGCGCGGTGTTGCCAAGGTTGAAATACACGGTGCACGACATGGCTTCAGCATCGACGAACCCTGTCGCCGCCACTTCGGCGCTTTCTTTCATGACGTAGTTGCCGAAGTCCAGTAACGAGTGGGTGGTCAGCGCACCACGGAATCGGCTGCGAGCGGCCTGAAACTTCTCGATGCTGTGGATCTTCTGGTCGGATGGCAGCACCAGTGTCGGGGTGAAGGTGTCGAGCGCCTTGGCATAGGCCAGGACGGCGGTGTCTTGAATCAACTGAATTGCTTTGGCTTCCATTGGATCGATTTCCTTTTGGTGAGAGGCATGGAAATTGTTGTTTAGGACCTGGCGTGAACGGGGGCATCGTCTCGGTTGAACAGTTGGCCCGCACGAGGCGCCTCGGCAAACAGGGTCAAGCGGCCGCCTTCGTTTACGTGCATCGGCGTGTCGAGAGTGGTGTCTTCGCTACGGCTGCCGCGTTTCGTTGGCACCTTGTAGGCGAGCTTGTGGTTAACGGTGACCTGGTGGCTGTCGGCGATCTGCTTCAGCGTGAAGGTCAGCGTGACCGACCCAACCTTGCCGTTATCGACAACGCCAGATGCCACTTCAGAAAGGGCGTGGCCTATCTGATTGGCGAAGACGCCTGCGTTGAGTTCGCCGATGAATTCGGCGGTGTCTGTAGGTTTCATGTGCTGTGCCTCGTTGAGTGCTGTTTGCTTGCCCCTGGACGGCAGGTGCCACCGTTGAGTCAGGCTGCTTCCTTCGTCGCTTGAGCGTCGAGATAGGCAGCCAGGTCGTGCAGGTACACCACCGGTTTGGCACGTGCCGAGCAGTGCAGACGCTTGACGACCAGCGCGATGCGTCCGGCCTTGATCTCGCCTAGCAGGTACCGATCAGTTCGGATGTGCGTGAAGTACTGTTCGCGGACCGCTGACAAAGTCGGGCATGGCGTGGCGAACTGGCGACGAAGTTGTTCGAGTGTGTTGCTCACGCTGCGTCCTCCCCGAACCCCTCCGATCGGGGCACCAGCTTCAGGCGGATCAATTCGGCAAGGCCTTCTTTGCTTTTGCCTATGCCAGCGGCGCACACGTGGCCCGCTGCGTCTGCGACGACGGCGCCGAAGGGGTATTCGGGCGAGTTCGTCGGGGTGACATAGGCGGTCTGGCCTTCGTGGATCACGTTGTTAACGCAGCGGAATACTTCGGCCAGTTCGGTGCTGAGCGCTGGCATGCTTTCAAGCAGCTGGACTGCTTCAGTCGAGGCGCCCAGGAGCGTGGCGCGGCTTATCACGCCCGGGCAGCTCAGGTAGATCGGGATCAGCTTCAGGGCGCCGAGCGCTTGGGTATAGGCGTTGAGTTGATTGGTTTTCATGCAGCGGCGTCCTTTTTTGTGATGGTGATTCCCAGCTTCTTGGCCAACCAATCAACGCCGTCTTCCTTCACCATCACCACGGAGTAGTGGCGACATTTGTTGATCGACGGGATCAAGATGCTGCGTGGGTCCGAGTACAGATACCCACGGTCTCGGTACTGGCTGGCAAGGTCACCACTGCTATTCAAAATGCCTAGTTCCCGCAGCCTTGTGCGGAAGGCTCGGGGCTTAAGGCCGAGCACTGCGGCCGTTTCGTCCAGGGTGCGGTTCATGGCCCCATCCTTAGGCTGCGAGCAGTTTGCGAATGCTATTAATCAAGGCTGCCGACTCCTCCAGCATTCGATGCATCTGGGTGGCTAGATGCGCCAGCTCCTGGTTTGGGGCGGGCGGCTGCGCTGACTCGATGCTGCCATTGGCGATGTCTTGGATGAAGTCCCTGAGGTGCAGGTGGTTGGCTCGATCCGAGCGCTTGAGAGTCAGGTGTCCGGAGTGACCGCCGAAGTCAACGCTGATGACTGCGTTATCGTCGGTGAGCTCTACTTCAAAGCTCGCATGGATGGTTTGCTCAGGGCGCTGGAGTGGGCACACAGCCGCACCACCAACCTGCAGGATGTGGTGTAAAAGCTCTTGTTTAGCGAGCGGGATCAGATAGTCATTCATGCTGCGTCACCGCCGAATGGCCAGGTGCTGTTATCAGTTGCAGCAATGTTGGCTGGCTTGATGGCGGCAGTGCGGCATTTGGGGGTGGTGATGACCAGAAGCCCGGTGCGGAGCTGGATTGCTTCAATCGCGACGCGGGTGCTGCATGCTGATGGATGCAGATAGATTTGGCAGCGGGTGTTGCTGTGCTGTGTGGTTTGCATAGTTTGTACTCTTGGTGAGAGGTAACGATGCAAACGATACAAATACGTATTGATTCAGTCAATACGTATTTGAATTGATTTCAGGGCTAGGCACAAAAAAGCCCGCAAGGCGCGGGCTCTATCTGGTTGAGTTATGTATTAAAAAATTTCGAGTTTTGAGAACACTACGCCGCAAATCATCGCGTTAGAACCTAATTCAATGATTGGCTCTGGCCATGCTGGGTTCAACGGCTTCAGGAATCGGCGGCTTCCCTCCATGACCAACTGTTTAAACGTCGCTTCTTGGCTATCGACCAATTTGGCGATGACAAGTGACCCGTTCTCCGCGTCCTTCGCTGGATCTACAAAAATAATGTCGCCGTCTCGGAATGAGCGACGTTCGTGTTGGTTGAACATCGAAAGACCCCGGACTCTTAGAGCGTAACTCTGACTGCTGTGGGAAGCAGCACAAGGCAACCAAAGCTCCGCGTCATCGAGTGTTCTCACATCCTCGACCTCACACCAAGCTCCTGCTTGAACCCATGAAATCAATGGGACATATCCTTTAATTGCTGGGCCTGGCTCTACGTTGATTTCTGGTGCGCTGGAATCTTTGACCAGATCAGGACCTGGGTCTTTGTGTTCGCCTCCCTTCCACAGCCAATTGCTGCTGACCTTTAGGGCTTTGGCGATCTTTTCGACATTTTCGTGGCGTGGGCTGGCAACCGAATTCGTCACGATTCTATGAATTGTCGGCTGAGGTACGCCTGAGCGTCGGCCGAGTTCGCCTTCGGATAATCCCATCTCTTGCATGCGTTGAGCGATGCGGTCGCCAATCACTTTTTTCTGCCTTGATTCAAAAACGTATCGCGGATTGTATTGAATCAATCAATACGTTTGTGTATTGTGGCGTTCAATGCGAAAGCGCATCGGTGAACGATATGACTATCCAAGAAATGCTCGCGGAGCTACTGCGATCTGGTTTATCCCAACGGGTTATCGCAGAGCGCGTAGGCACTACGCAGCCGACCATCAATCGTGCCGCTAAAGGCGCAGATGTTCGGTATGTAACTGGGAAGGCAATTGAGTGCCTTTACTCCCAAGAAAAAGAAGCCGCTGGCCTGCAATCGGCAGCTTGAAAGGGTGCTGAGCCGGGGCCTCTCACCAAAGATCCCCCAGCTCAGCTACGACGACACACAGCACATGCACATCGGTCGTGGTCGTAGGATAGGGTTTGCCCTGGACTATGGCTACACCGTAAAAGGGGTTTTTACGGTTATGAGTCGAACAGATCTTTTGCCGGACGCTGGTCCGGTTCTTCCCCTGCGCCAGGCGATCTATCGCGCAGGTCGTGACTACAGGGGCGGAATTACCGCCCTTGCCTTTGACATGGTTTTAGACAACGACGCCCTTCAAAAGAAACTCAAGCTCGATGAAGAGCGCCGCTGGCTGAATCCCGACGAGCTTGAAGAAGTGATCAGGCTGACTGGTGATTCACGCTTGCTTGACGCGCTGATGCGTCCGGCGGGTGCCGTCTGGTATCGCCCAGTACCGGTACCGGCAACACGTGATGCACTTAAAGCCGTTGGGAAATTGCTCGCTGAGACCGGCGAGTTAGTTGCCGCAATGCATGATGGCGCTGCCGACAACGTCTGGGAGCTTCACAAAGTCGTGGATCTGGAAAAACAGGGCATGGACGTCATCCGCGAAGTCCTCGGCATCATGGCAGGTGCCCGTATGGCGATGGAGGATCGCGTCAATGGCTGACGATATCGACCGCGCCAACGATCAGGCGCAATACCTGCTCGACATTGCTATCCACCGCAATCGTCGCGTGCCTACGAGCCGTGTCAGCGCTCAATTTTGCGAGGACTGTGACGATCCTATCCCGTTGCTTCGACAGCAGAAGATTGAAGGTTGCGAAACCTGCGTTCCCTGTCAGGAGTTGCGGGAGGCTCGGCGATGAGTGAAGTGGCCAAAGGAGTTGCCATCGCTACATGGGCAAAGCGTTACATCAATACCTTCGACCTCGCCTTGGTGTCTATTGACCCAGGTGAAAAGGCGCCCAAGGGCATGGGTTGGAACAAACCGGGCGGCTACATCACTGACGCCGCTACAGCTGAAGCATTTTGGAAACGAAACCCGAACCACAACCTCGGTGTTGTGCTTGGCCCGAGCCGTGTCTGTTCGTTGGACGTCGACGACGTTCAGTGGACGCGCCATGTGCTGTATGAGTTGCTGGGTGTCGATCTGGATGCCATGGCGGTGGTGTACCCGACCATTGTTGGTAACCCGCTACGGTTTCGGGTGTTGTTCAAGCTGCCGGAAGGCGTTGAGCTGACCCGGCACTCACTTTCCTGGCCGAATCAAAACGACCCTGACGGTTCGATTTTCAAAGGCCTGATGGATAAGGCCAAGGCCGCGAAAGCGCAGGGCGATACTGCCAAAGAGGCGGCCGCGCGCACGGAAGCCGATGAGTACAAGCGCTTCACAGTATTTGAGCTGCGTGCAGGCCTGGTGCAGGACGTGTTCCCGCCTTCGATTCATCCGGGTACCGGCAAGCCGTACACCTGGAGAACTCCACCAGATGCTACTGACGGTTTGCCGACGCTGACCGCTGACCTGTTGGCCATCTGGCAAAACTGGGACATCTTCAAGCGTGATGCTGAAGCGGCGTGCCCGTGGGCGATCAAACCAACAACGCCGCCGGCGAAAGTCGTCAAGCGTCCAGCAACTGGGGTTGGTAAGTCTCCATCGGTGATCGACGAGTTCAATCGCTGCCATGACGCTGAAGAGCTACTGCGAACCCATGGCTACATCAAGCGTGGCAGCAAGTGGCTTTACCCACAGAGCAGCACCAGCCTGCCGGGTGTGACGATCAGCGAAGGCAAAGTTTACTCGCATCATGGCGCCGATCCGCTCGCGAACGGACATCAGAATGATGCCTTTGAGGTTTTCTGTTTGCTCGAGCATGGCGGTGACCAGTCGAAGGCGGTAAAGGACGCTGCGCGTATGTTGGGTATGCAGCGTTCCTCGCGACCTGATCCGCATGATCTTCCCCCGACCCCATCCGGTGATTCGAACGGGCCGAACCCTATTGAAACCGACGCACCCAGCGAGGCTGCTCCTGCGTCTGACGGGGGGGCGGGGGAGGCATTGACACTTGACCATTTGCTTCGTCGTTTCGCGTTGGTCGAGGGCACCACACACGTGTGGGACTGCGATCAATCGCGGGTGATGAAAAAATCCGCGTTCGAAGCGCGAGTTGGCAAGCCGCTGGCCAAAGCCTGGCTGGATGACATGGGCAAGCGGTTGATCTCTGATGAGCACGTCCGCGACATCGAACAGACCCGGCGTATGGCGGGTAAAAAGGGTGGTGCCTTGGGCATGCCACCGACCGATCGCTATGTGTACATCGATGGCACCAAGGACGTTTGGGACCGGGACAAGAAACGTCGCATTGCCGAAGGCGCAGTGAAGATGGCGTTGGGTGATACCTATCCACTGTGGTTGAACAGCAGCGAGCGCCGCACGGTAGACGTCGAACATATCGTGTTTGACCCGACCATGACCAAGGATCCGGCTGTCTACATCAATACCTTTGATGGCCTGCCGCTGGAGCCGGTGCGGGATGACGAGGCCTGCGCAAACCTCCGATGGCTGATTTCGTTCTTGTGCAACCACGACGAAGCGGCCGCCGGTTGGCTCATTCGCTGGCTGGCGTACCCGCTGCAGCATCTGGGCGCCAAGATGGATACTGCCGTGCTGATGCACTCGATCATGGAGGGCTCAGGTAAGAGTCTTTTGTTTGCTGATGCACTCGGCATGCTTTACGGCCAATACGCCGCGACAGTCGGTCAGACTCAGCTGGAAAGCAATTTCAACGCCTGGCAAAGCCGCAAGTTGTGGTCGGTATTCGAAGAAGTAGTGAGCCGAGATCAGCGGTACAACCAAGTGGGCAAGATCAAGCACTTGATCACCGGCAAAACGGTGCGAATGGAATCGAAGTTCATCAATGGCTGGGAAGAAGCCAACCACATGAACGCGGTGTTTTTGAGCAACGAGATTCTCCCGTGGCCCATCAGCGACAGTGATCGCCGAATGCTCGTGATGTGGCCCATGGAAACCTTGCCAGTCGAGCGGCAAAAGGCGATCGGACGGGAGCTAGAGCAGGGTGGTGTTGCGGCACTGTACGGCTGGCTGTTGTCGATCAATCTGGGCGACTTCAACCAACGGACGCGACCGCCATCAACGGACGCTCGTGAGCGCTTAGTGGCCCTGAGTCGGGCCGGTTGGCAGACATTCCTGCACTTGTGGAAATACAGCGAGCTGGGCCACGGTCTCTGGGGGCCGTGTCTGTCCACCGACCTGTATTCGCTGTTCCTTGAGTGGTGCCAGCGCAATAAAGAACACGTGATGAGTCAGACGAAGTTCTCGCTGTTCATCAACTCAGAGGTGGATAAAACCCGGGCCATTCCCTGGACCGATGGCAACAACCGCCGCTTTGGCGCGTTCTTCTTTCCTGTTGATTCGGATGCTTCCCCACCCCCATCACTGAAGGCGGCCGAGCTGGGCAAGCAGGTGGAACATTGGCGGGCCAAGGCGAAGCTGGCGGGCTGGCATGTAGACAGCTGGGACCACATCAAGGCGGTTGCCGCATGACTATTCCTAAAAGTGTGTTGGGTGTGTCGGGTGTGTGTCGGGTTGGTTTTGGAGACCCCACACAATTTCAGGCCTTGAATTACGCGGGTTTGCGGATGCTGTGCGGGGTGTGTTGGGTTTCGTATCGCGCACGCGCAGGCATGACGTTATTTGAATCGAAAGTAAGGGTAAGAATTTTTTCTTATGCGAAGACAGATAAACCCAACAAACCCAACACACTCAACTCAAGGTCGATAAAGGTATTGAATTTAAAGGAATTTATTTGTGTTGGGTTTGTGTTGGGTAATGGGTTTTCTGTGTTGGGTTCGGTTTTTCGGGGGGAAGGACGATGATTGAGGAAATGGAAGTACTGTTGAAGCACTGGGGCGAGCAATGCCGACAGAATGGCGAGGCCGGTGGTATGGGCAGCCCGATGGCAACGATTATGGAGTGGGGCGGTTGCGCACCTCGTGGAACACCTGGCTCCCGGATCATCATCGGTGCCGGGGCTGGCCCTGATAGTGTCGCTCAAGAAATCGGCGCGGCTCTGTCGGAGATCGCTCGCCAAGACGAACGTGGTGAGCGGTTGCAGCGGTTAGCGTGCTTGCGTTATGGCGATGATCCCGCGCCGACCTGGATTATGCAGATGCATGAGATGGGTTATGTAGCCAAGGCGAAACAGACCTATTACGACATGGTGCACAGTCTGCATCACCGACTGCTGGAGGTGTTGACTGAGCGTGCCGATGCTCGCAAGTGGTTGACCACTGGTCGGGGCGGAATGCCTCAAAGTCTTCTCAAAGTTGCGTCAAAGTTGCGTCGAGCGGGTTAACCGAAAATGACCTCTTTTCGGTTCCGTACTCTGGGGGTAAAAAGTCACCACGATATGGATTTTGCGCCTCGGCGCTTCCCCCGAGCACGTGCTGTGCACTCCGTCCTGGCATACGCCGTGACACTGAGAACCCTGCCTTCCGGCGGGGTTTTCTTTTTTGTGTTTGGCACGCTCCTTCACTTGAGGCACAACATGACAAATGAGCAGCAAGCGCTGGCAGAGATGCCGATCTGGTTAGTGATCGTTCTGGCCTTGGTCGGCGGAGTTTCGGGTGAGATGTGGCGAGCCGATAAGGACGGCGCGCGGGGCTGGGCATTGTTGCGACGCCTGGCGCTGCGGTCCGGTGCCTGCATTGTCTGCGGGGTGTCAGCGATGATGTTGATGATCGGTGCCGGCATGACGATCTGGACCGCCGGTAGCTTGGGCTGCCTGACCGCGATGGCCGGTGCTGATGTTGCCATCGGCCTTTACGAACGCTGGGCCGCCAAGCGGCTGGGCGTCTGCGAAGTGCCGCCCGCAGGTGGCGAGCAGGGGTGATACACCGTTCCGGGCGCCGAAAACTGCCGGGGACCCTGGGGTTGTCCGAGGGGTACGGGGTCGGAAACCCGCGGGAAAGTGTTAGCGGACAGTTCACCAGCTTAGTGAACTGGGGTGAACAGGTGAACCCCTCGTATTCATTAGGTGAACAGGACATTCCATCATGACTGTAATCAGCAAAACGGAGTTTGCGGCACGGCGTGGCTGGGCTAAATCGTATGTGTCCAAGTTGGCCAATCAGGATCGATTGGTGCTGACTGAGGATGGCAAGGTGGAGCTGGAAGCCACCGAGGCATTGCTGGCCGAGTCTGCTGATCCAAGCAAAGTCGCCGTCGCCAATCGACACGAACGGCTTCGCCTTCAAAAGGAGGCTGAAATCGCCGTCGAAGAACCTGCGGTGCCGCAAGTCGGGCCGCCGGTGGACTTCCAAAAATCTCGGTCTCTGCGTGAGCACTACCTGGCCCTGCAAGAGCAAGCCAACTTCTACAAACAGCAGGGCACCTTGGTCGAGCGTATCGCGGTGGAAACCGGCGCCTTCAACGCAGGTCGCCTGCTGCGGGATCAACTGCTGGGCATGACCCCGCAACTTGCACCGGAACTGGCCGTCATGACCGACCCCTGGCAAATCGAAAAGCACCTGACGGCGGCTATCCGTCGCTCGCTTGAGGATGCAGAACGCTTGTCCTCGGCGGATCTTGAACACGCCCTGACCGCGAGTTAAGCCAATGCCCACAGAAATCCCTGACGGTGCTGAGGTGTACCGGGAGGCGTATTTTCGTGGGCTGCATCCTGACCCGGACGTCTGGGTCGATGAGTGGGCCGACGAGTACATGCGTATCCCGCGTGACACCGGCGCCGCTGAGCCAGGCCAGTACCGCACATCCCGCACGCCATATGCGCGCGAACCTATGCGTTGTCTGTCGCCGGCTCACCCCTGCAAACGCGTGATCACCATGGTCGCGTCGCAGCT